ATTTTTACTACAACAACAGCATATGAAAACGCCAATGATGTAGGAGTTGGGTCGCCCAATGTTATCTCTTTACTAGAGTTTCAGTCAACCTTTGACTCTGCACCCGTAGGCGCATCTCCAGATATTCGGGAAATCTTCTATCAAGAGAACCGATACAATGAATTCGGGACTCCAGACCTTCATCCAGATGGCTATGATGTCGTTACAGACCTATTGATTGGTGTATGTGCAACTGGAATGGAACGACACGCAGACAAGACTCTTGAAATTGATGTCATGATTATCGCTGAACCTAAGTCTATCACACAACGAGATTTGACCCAGATGCTAACACAAGCACAAGACCTCTGAGGTGGTCTACGTGCCTAAGCGTAAGCGAACCAAAGCGGAAGCCCTAGAACGGCTCATGAGCGTTCCAGATGTGCCTGTCAAGGGCAAACTAGGAACGATTTCTAAAGCCTCACGTTTGCTAGCGGGTGGATTGATTATGCTAGACCCATTGAACCGTCTAGCCGATGATGTGATTGTCGTTCCTATGCCTATGATTGCTATACCAGCACATGAGGCTTACCGATTAGATTCTGACCCTACAATGCAGATTTACATTCGTGCAGGTGAGACTATCATGCCTACTGGTGGCAACGTGCAAGATGTTGCCGTAGGTGAGGCACAAGCAGATTTGATCGTTGAGACAGTAGAACCTCCGAAGAAAAAGAAGAAGTCTAAGTATCAACGAGCCTACAAGAAAGCATTCAAGCAGATTGCACCGAAATACAAACTCAAGAACGGTAAGTGGAAGAAAGGCGGTTTCAAGCAAGCCGTTAAGCAAGCCCACAAGATTGCAGGGGGCAAGAAGTAATGCCTAAGTCATTCATTAGGGAAACCATAGAGGTTGATGCTATGACCATAGGGACAGATGGCTTCTCGGTCTATCAGAAGAAAATTAACCTCAAGGAAGGGTTTAGGCACAATATGTTACAAGTGGACTTGTTTCAAGATGCAATTCCTCTCTATACAGGGGACCCTAGTAACGTATTGATTTGGGAGATAGGAGTTTCACCTTATCCTATCCTTCCAACTGATATGCAAATCAAGGGTTCTACACCCAATTATGGCAACCGTATGCCCTCTGCTGGAAGCGATACAATCTTGTTCAAGGCATTGGGAACAATCAGACCCAACGATTTCTCAGATTTTACACAATTCCCTAGTGTTCAGATTGCTTCTGAACCGTCATACGGGTGGTATTCAAACGAAGTCTACGTAACCCTCTACGTTCACGGAGAAACTGGGTCTACTGTTACGGATATTGCCTTATCCTTTTATTTGGCTTTGGATAACAAAAAGGCGGATTCGTTAGAGGCAGGTCTAGGCATTCTTAGGGAGAAGCATGAGGCACATTGTATGGAATTGATGAGTAATGGTCATCTCACCAGCAAGTCAATTCTGCGTGGCAATGTGTTTCCTATGTGGCGATATGGTGGCATTCGTCCCGAGTTCATGCTCTCGGGTGTCGGAACGGGTGGTTTCTTCCTACCCATATCCACAAAAGACGAGGAATTGATGCAATCAACAACACAAGTTCGGTCATATGTTGCTGGAAGCCGTGAGATGTCCCCGTTCAACGAAGCATTCGGAACGGCAAATGTAGACATCCCCGACTGGTTGCGTTTCAACCTCGTTCAAGGATTGGTTTCTGGACCCGTTAGGGACCAATGGCCACCGAACAAATACCATGATAATGGCAATGTCATGATGCTCTGATTTTGACCACCAAACGCGTTATAAGTGTAGATGGGTAGCGATGGTTCATGTCCGACGCAATACTGAGGCCCTACCATCAACAAAACGAGCAGATTTTTCAAGAGCAGTTATTATCTCAAATAGGTGATGACAATCTTCACAATCCTATGCCCAAAAAACATGAAGATGTCGCAGTATATCTCCGTGTTTCAACTGGCGACCAAACCGTTGACTCCCAACTCATGAAACTCCGTCCCTTCCTCTTAGCAGAGGGTTATGATGTGGACGAATGTTCATTGTATGTTGACGATGGAGTTTCCGCTAAGTCCTATCCAAACTTCACCGACAGACCAGCAGGTTCTGATATGATGCAGGATGTTGCAGATGGCAAAGTTTCCAAAATCTATGGAACGTATGTCAATCGTTTCTTCCGACGTGTTGCTCAAGGTTCAGCATGGATGGATGAGATGGCAAAGAATCATCCTCATGTGGTCATCAAGACGACTGATTGTTTTTCTTCCACTACGTCATCAGCAGGACGCATGATGTGGCACACGCTACTCATGGTGTCCGAGATGGAGAACGAGCAGAGAGCAGAGCGCACACAAGGCGGAATGCAACGACTTCAAGAGCAACTCAAGAAGTCAAGCCATGCCGTGTTTGGTTGGTTCTTCAACGAGGACGAGCAACGCATGAATCCTAACTGGCATCAACAGGCTGTCATCCAATACGTCAAGGAAGCATGGAACGACAACAAAGGCCATTCCTTCTCTAAGATTGCCCGAGACTTGAACGATTGGGGCATTCCTACATCAACAGGCCGACAATGGACTTCTAGCGGTGTTTCTCGGCTCATCAAGAAACCATCTAAGATGCAAGACCAACTTCATCAATTTGAAACTCCTAAGACGTTCCCCGTGAACATTCGCAGAGTCAAATGGAATTGAAGTAAATCCTAACGAATTCGTCTGGATGATATTGTGTTACCACCGAAATCCTGCGATCAAAATCGTTGAAAATTGGCATCTCATTTTTGGGGTCTGATTCTTCCATGAATCTCATCGTATGGTCTGATGTTCCATCAAGTTTCTTTGATTCTTCACAAGCCCAGAGAAACCGTTTCTTGTCAAAGCGGGGATGTTGGTAATGTTTGAAATCAAATTTCTCTGCAATTAGAACGCCTTCTGGGGCGTTTGCCAATGCTTTGCCTACTTGTTCATCTGTTGGCTCTGTTTGGCCTTGTAGAGCCTTCAATTGACCAAAGAATCGCATCAACAATATGCGATTCTTAGGACGGGGAGAAGTTCCCCGATACCAACCCGTGATTGTGTCTCTATCTTTGATTCTACACGCTTTCATTATTTGTTGTTCAGTTATTCCCATTTCGTCAAGTTCCAACAGAATTGAAACCAATTTATCCGATTTATCCGACATAACCGATTCTTTCTGTCATTACCTATTTGAATAAACGTAAATAGTTGAAAAAACCATTCAATTCTATGGCTAAATCCAGTAGAGATGTAATCCTTAGAGACAGACTTCAATTCAACGTAACAGGTTCGGGTGCAACGAACCTAGTTTATGGTCGGATTGACTTATCAGACTACGTTAATATCGTCAAAAAAGACGGTCTAGCGGTCAAAGAAATCCGCTATCAAGTGCGGGACCCAACCGTTACAACTGGTGTTTTCAATGAAGCGTTGCTAGTTTTGGGTGGTGGGGCTAACGACCAAGAAGCATATCTCAAGATTTTTACTACAACAACAGCATATGAAAACGCCAATGATGTAGGAGTTGGGTCGCCCAATGTTATCTCTTTACTAGAGTTTCAGTCAACCTTTGACTCTGCACCCGTAGGCGCA